GTTTGGTAAATCGTTTTCACAAGATATTACAAACAATCAGTTTATTTGATACAATGATTTGAAACACGGCTAGGCAGGGAGTAATTATCCTGCCGAAAAGGGTTCCCACTTTTTCCCCTGCCGCAGTTTCTTTGCTTTTAAGTGGCTTATAAAGTGGAAATTGTATGCACTACTACAAGAGAAATCTTGGCGACTATGCCAAGAAAGCTGGACGTTTGACAATGCTTCAACACGGGGCGTACACGCTTCTTATTGATTCGTGTTATGACCGAGAAGTCTTCCCAACATTAGAACAAGCACTTGAATGGACTTGGGCTTCAACAGAGGCTGAAGTTGAGGCTGTCAAGTTTGTTTTAAGTAGGTTCTTTGAGTTGGATAAAGAGGGCTGTTATGTGCAAGACAGGATACTTCAAGAGTTGTTGCACTACCATAAAAATGCTGACACTAACAAACGAATCGCTGATGAAAGAGAAGCAAAACGTAGAGAGAACAGCACGAAGCGTGTACAGAGCGTTAACGAAGCTACACCTAACCATAAACCACTAACCATTAACCAAGAACCAATAGAGAAGAAGACACTCGGCAAACGCCTCGCTTCTGATTTTAGTTTTCCAAAAGAATGGGAAGAATTCTGCCAAACAGAACGTCCAGAACTTAGTCCTGTTAAAACCTTTGACCAGTTTAAGGATTATTGGATAGCCCAAGCAGGTCAGAAGGGCGTGAAGCTGGATTGGTTTGCTACATGGCGTAATTGGGTGAGAAGCACTAACGCACCAAAGCAAAACCCTGCCGACATTGTGAGGCTCACAGTTCCGAGCAAAAATGAGCCTGACCCTGCTTTAGAAAAGATTAAAGCTGATGCAAAAAAGGCTGCGCCAATGCCAGACTTTGTTCGTCAGTTTGCTCAACAAGTGAGAAAAGCATGAACTTTGAATGGCCTACAAATGACTCCAGCAGAATTAGAACATTTCAAGGACTGCGAAGCGAAAGAGTGGATACGCAGGTTCAACAAAAAGAAATTGACGATTGGCTCAAGCAAAGCATTGCTCTGGTGGCAGGGAGTGTGCGTGGACTTGGAACGAATCAGAGGAAAGTCAGATACTTTGCTTTTGAGGGACAGAATGACGAGGCTACGAAATGAGGAGAGCAGCAAGAGTTGATGCTAACCAAGACCAGATAGTTTCTGCCTTGCGTGGTGCAGGGGCATACGTCTGGATTATTGGCTTACCAGTTGACTTACTGGTTGGCTACAAGGGTCACACCTTTCTCGTAGAGATTAAAACGGACTCTAAAAAGCGTTTAACGAAGCTACAAGCCGACTTTTTCGAGAATTGGTCTGGTAGTACCTTGGCAAGAATAGATTGCCCAGAAGCTGCTCTACGGATGATAGGGGTTGTCAAGTGATTATCCATCTGTCAAACACAGAACAGGCGAAAACCAGTATTCGCCACAATTGGGAAAAGATAACTAAGGCTCTGGACTCAGGTAAACATCTGACGATGGAGATAAAGCTGGCAAGCAAAACTCGTGAGCAAGAAGAAAAGTATCACGCAATGATTAACGACATTGCCAAACAAGCACAGCATTTAGGTGCTAAGTGGTCAGCAGATGATTGGAAACGCTTGTTGGTTGACCAGTTTATGCGTGACTTTGGAGACTCTGGTGGGAAGGTAATTCCTAACCTTGATAGCACAGGGATTGTCCAGTTAGGGTTTCAGACTCGTAACTTCACCAAAGAGCAAGCAAGCGAATTTGTAGAGTGGCTTTATTCTTGGGCAGCAGAAAACGGAATAAATCTATGACTAGGTATAAACACCTAGTAAATATTGTGTTTAGTTTGCTATACTTGCGTCAGCCCAAGCAATTCGCAAGGGTACTTTTAAGGACTACAAAATGAAATACGAATTTGACACAACAACTGGTGAAGGCTCTGTAATCGTTACTGTCGTGATGACATACGAGACAGACGAAGAAGGTACTTACAACGAAAACATTGATGAAGTCTGGTTTGAAGGACGTAACGTCATGGGCATCTTTACTGACAAGCAGTTTAAAGAACTTGAGATGGAGGGCACAATGCGCCTGTCTAGCCATTTACTTGCAGAAGCTGACCATGCCAAGATAGTGGCTTACGAAAGTGAATAATAGACCTAATAATAGGGAACGACTCCACTTGGCAAAAATTAAAGAAATGCCTTGTGGGGTCTGTAATGCTTCTCCTCCAAGCGATGCACACCATATTGTTCAGCATAATCAATACTTATGTATTCCTTTATGTAAGGATTGCCATCAGGGTAGCTTTAACGGAATACACGGACAGGCTAGAATTTGGAAGGTAATGAAGCTAAACGAGATGGATGTTTTAAATTTAACGCTTGCAAATCTTTTCAGATAGCGCACAATGGATGCACTCAGTTGCCATTGAGACTTTAGAGGGACTTGTTCCCTCTTTTTTTTTATGAGATAATAAATAAACTCCATAGGGATAACCATGTCTGGTTTACTTGAGCCATCCGTAAAAATTGAGATTGAGATACAACGCCAAGAGAAAAAAGGCGAAGCGTGTCCAGTTGCCACAGGTGACGTAGAAGTCAATCTTGAGTGTCGTCAGAAAGCCATCGATAAGGCGAACTACGGCCCAATGAATCCCAATGAGCCAAACGCTGATTACTGGCGTGACATTTCTAAGGCTTGGAGAATCTCACCAGCACAGGCTAAAAAGTCTCGTTGCGGTAACTGCGCTGCTTTCATTCAAACCCCTAAGATGCTTGCTTGCATTGAATCAGGTCTTGAGATGAACGGCACAGAGATGGATGCTTGGGAAGTCATCGATGCTGGCGACTTAGGCTATTGCGAAGTGTTTGATTTTAAGTGTGCTTCTAAGCGTACCTGTGAAGCATGGATTAGTGGTGGGCCAATAACCGAGGATGAATATGATGGGAACGACAAACCAACAAGCGATGGAAATGATGCAGAAACTTATGCAGAAGAAGACTAAACCCATGCCTGAGCGTGGTGAGCGTACTGCAAAGAACAAATCAAAAAAGGATAAAAAATGAGTAAATTAGTCCGTGATGATAATGGTCAACTGACTCAAATTTATGAACTTGGCACAACCCAAGTGATGACTGTGACTGCTTCTAGCGTACAGTCTTCAGCAGTTGCAGCAGGTTGCACAATCATTCGCTTGGCAAACTCAAGCGCAGCCCATGCACACTTTCAGATTGGCTCAAATCCAACTGCATCATTGACAACTAGCCCCATGTTACCAGCTAACCAAGTTGGTTACTTTAAGGTTAATGGTGGCGATAAAGTTGCTGTTATCCGTGGTGGTACAGCTACTGATATTTCAATCACTCAGATTGTCTAAAATGAACGGCCTTTATGCCAATATCGCAGCCAAAAAAGAGCGAATCAAGGCGCAAAAGGCTGCTGGAAAAACTCCAGAGCGTATGCGTAAAGTAGGCTCAAAGGGTGCGCCTACTGCTGATGCTTTTAAACAAGCAGCTAAGACTGCTAAAAAGAAGTGATTAAGCGAGGCTCTGAGCAGTTTTCTGGCTATAACAAGCCCAAAGCTACTCCTAACCATCCCACTAAGTCTCATGCTGTATTGGCTAAGTCTGGTGAGGATGTAAAGCTAATCCGTTTTGGTCAACAAGGGGCTAAAGGCTCACCTGATGGCACGAAGCGTAACGAAGCGTTCAAGGCTCGTCATGCTGAAAACATTGCCAAGGGTAAGATGAGTGCAGCGTATTGGGCTAACAAGGTTAAATGGTGAAACTATGAAAACTCCTAAGATGAACAAAGCTGGCAAAGCTAAGATGGCTACTGTTATGAAAGAATTTGGCAAGGGTGAACTTCACTCTGGCAAAGGCGGTAAAGTAGTTAAGAATCCAAAGCAAGCGGTTGCGATTGGAATTGCAGAAGCTGCTAAGAAAATGGGTAGGATGAAATAAAACCTTGGCTAGTGGTATAAACTAGCCTTTTAACTTCACCAACCCGAAAGGGAGTGATACAACATGACACAAAATCGTAAATTAGAATGGCGTTCAGTATCTACATTGATTCCATACGCTAGGAACTCACGCACACATTCTGATGAACAGATTGCTCAGATAGCGGCAAGCATTAAAGAGTTTGGGTGGACTAACCCAATTCTTATTGATGGCGACAACGGCATCATTGCAGGTCATGGCAGACTTTCTGCTGCTCGTAAGCTAGGACATGAGGAAGTTCCAGTTATAGAGCTAAAAGACCTAACCGAAACCCAACGCAAGGCATACATCATTGCAGACAACCGCCTAGCCTTAAACGCAGGGTGGGACAATGAAATGCTGACCATTGAATTAAACGAATTACTGGCTGACAACTTTGCTTTAGACATATTAGGGTTTGACCCTAAAGAGTTAGCTGCACTTCTTGAGCCAGATGTGGTGGAAGGTCTGACAGACGAGGACGCTGTTCCTGATGTGCCTGATGAGCCGATTACTAAAGTAGGCGATATTTACCAACTTGGCAACCACAGACTGATGTGTGGCGACTCCACAAGTGTTGATGCTGTTGAACGTCTTGTTGATAATGCAAAGATAGACCTTTGTTATACAGACCCGCCTTATGGAATCAATGAAAAAGGCGATAGGTCAAAAAGAGGTGGTTTGACCCAAGGTAACAAGTTACAAGATTTTAAAGACGACACAATTGATTATGCTGTTGAGGCTTATCAAATTGTTGAGGGTGTATTACAAATACCTAGACAAGTCTGGTGGGGTGCAAACTATTATTGTCATGCTTTGCCACAATCTAACAATTGGTTTGTTTGGGATAAACGAGTTGAAGAAAAACAAAAAGACACTCAGTCAGATTGTGAATTAGCTTGGGTCAAATCAAAATGGTCAAGTGTCAGAATATTTAGACATTTATGGAAAGGGCTAATTAAAGGCTCTGAACATGGACAAAAAAGAGTTCACCCAACGCAAAAACCTGTTGCTTTAGCTGAGTGGTCATTTGATTACTTTAAAGAGGTTAAAAGCGTTTTAGACCTCTTTGGAGGTAGTGGCTCAACATTGATGGCTTGTGAAAAGACAAATCGGACTTGTTACATCATGGAGTTTGAGCCTCATTACTGTGATGTCATAGTAAAGCGGTGGGAAGACTTTACAGGTAAAAAAGCTATGTTAGTAAACGCTAACAAAGAACTTTCGGAGATATAAAATGCAACAGGGTAAAAAATATGAGCCTACTGATGAGAACAAGAAGCTAGTAAAGACTCTGGCTGCTGTTGGCATTACCTTTGAAGACATAGCTACCAAGCTAGAGATTAGTTCCGATACGCTGGTGAAGTATTACAAGAAGGAACTGGACGATGGTCGCATCGATGCTAACGCTAGTATTGGGCAGACCTTGTTCCAGCAAGCAAAGAACGGCAATACTGCTGCTGCTATCTTCTGGTTAAAGACTAGGGCTAGATGGAAAGAAACCCATGCTGTTGAGCATAGTGGGCCAGAAGGTTCTGAACTGGTCATTAAATGGCAGAGTTAATAATCCCCTATAAGCCAAGGGAACACCAACTAAAGGTTCACGAGTTACTGGAAGGCAAACGCTTTGCAGTAGTAGTTGCACATCGAAGGTTTGGTAAGACTGTTGCAGCACTTAATCACTTAATCCGTGAGGCGGTGCTAAACGAGAAAGAAACACCTAGATACGCTTACATTGCGCCTACCTATGGACAAGCAAAGCGTGTAGCTTGGGACTATCTCGTTAAATACACTACTCCGCTAGGCGGTACTAACAACATCTCAGAGTTGCGAGTTGACTTCTGGGGTAGGCGTATTCAGCTATATGGCTCAGACAATCCTGATTCCCTGCGAGGTCAATACTTTGATGGGGTAATCATTGATGAGGTGGGTGACCAGAATCCTAAGATATGGACTGATATCGTGAGGCCCGCCTTGACTGACCGCAAGGGCTGGTGCTTATTCATTGGTACGCCCAAAGGACATAACCACTTCAAGGAACTGCGTGATAGGGCTGAGAAAGAGGATGGATGGGGATTGCTAGAGTTCAAAGCCTCAGAGACAGGGGTAGTAGATGACACAGAACTGAAGGCTGCTAAGAGTGAGATGGGTGAGGATAAATACCGCCAAGAGTTTGAGTGTAGCTTTGACGCTGCTGTAGAAGGCTCTTACTATGGGCAAATCCTAAACGAGTTAGAAGACAAGAAGCATATGCAAGAGATTCCCAGAGAGGAACTAAGCAGAACATTTACTGCTTGGGACTTGGGAATGGGTGACTCTACATCTATCTGGGTGGCTCAACTGGTAGGTACTGAGGTGCGTCTGATTGACTACTACGAGAATCACGGAGTTGGACTAGACCACTATGTCAAGTGGATTAAGGACAACGACTATCTTAAAGCTGAACATATCTTGCCACATGACGTTAGGGTCAGGGAACTTGGGACAGGTAAGAGCCGAATGGAGATGCTTGAGGAATCAGGGCTAGAGGTCAAGATTGCACCCAGAATGGGATTAGATGATGGCATCCAAGCAGTAAGACGATTGCTTCCAAGGTGCTGGTTTAACGTACCTAAAGTGCAAACAGGACTAAACTGCCTAAGAAACTACCGCAGAGACTATGATGAGAAGCGTAAGATATTCTATGAAAGACCATTACACGATTGGTCTTCTCATGGCTCTGATTCGTTCCGTTACTTAGCCCTTGGATTGGATGAAGGACATTCAACGTGGTCTAAGCCGATTAACCAAACTCCGAAATGGATTGTCTGATGTATATAACAATGCAAGGTGTAAATTTAGCACCTAAAGTAAAAGAACTTGAAAAACGTATCGAAATGCTTGAAAATATGGTAAAAGAGTTACAATTGGATAAACCCAGAATGGGACGCCCTCCAAAGGACAAGCATGGCACAGAACGAGTTAATGTCGATAATCCAATCAGAGATTGATGATGCAATTGGATTTATTGAAAGCGAAACTGTTGAGCAGCGCAAACAGGCTCTGGAGGCTTATCTACGACAGCCATATGGTAATGAGGTTGAGGGTAAGTCTCAAATCGTTACTGGAGAAGTGGCAGAAGCGATAGATGGTGCGCTACCTAGCTTAGTCCGTATCTTTACAGGCTCAGACAATATCGTAGTCTTTGAGCCACAAGGCCCTCGTGATGAAGCCTCGGCAAAACAGGCCACAGACTACTGCAATTGGGTGTTCAACAGGGATAACGCTGGTGTAGCTATTCTGCATGATTGGTTTAAAGATGCCTTGATGCAGAAGAACGGCATCGTTAAAGCGTATTGGGAAGACAAAGAAGACATTACTAAAGAGCGTTACTTTGACTTATCTAACGATGAGTTAGCAATGCTGATGAGCGATGAGACTATGGAGATTGTCGAGCAAGATACGACAGAGTTTCCAATATTTGACCCGATGGGTCAGCCAGTTATAGACCCGATGGGTATGCCTGTGATGGGTGCGACACACAATGTTGTGGTGCAACAAAAGAAAAAGTCAGGCAAAGTCACCATTGAGAACGTGCCTCCAGAGGAGTTCTTGATTAGCAAGAAGGCTAGAACTATTGCTGATTCACCTTTCGTAGCCCACAGACAGATGTTGACTCGTAGCACCTTGGTTGCTATGGGCTTTAACAAGAAGCAGATTGAAGGCTTGCAGATGGGTGATGCTTTGGCATATACACCAGAGCGTGTGGCTCGTTACGCAGCAGGTGAGCAACCTTACCAAACTCAGACTGATGACCCATCTATGCAAGAGATTGAGGTCTTTGAGTGCTACGTTAAGACTGACGTAGATGGCAAAGGGATTGCTTCATTGGTTCAAGTGTTCTACGCTTCTAATGAGATTCTTGAGGATGAGAAGGGTAAGGAAATGGTTGAGGAGGTGGACTATGTTCCTTTCCACTCAATCTGTCCTATTCCAATCCCACATAAATTTTTTGGGAACTCGTTAGCTGACAGAACAGTTGACCTACAGTTAATCAAGACCACTATCACTCGTCAAATGTTGGATAACTTATATCTGACAAACAATGCACGAGTTGTTGCGGTGGAAGGTCAAGTAAACCTAGATGACTTGCTTACATCTACTGCTGGTGGCGTTATTCGTGCTAAGTCACAAGGTGCTGTTCAACAGTTAGTTGTTCAGAATGTGGCTAATCAGGCTTTCCCAATGCTTCAGTATTTGGACACAGTACAGTCTAAGCGTACTGGCGTATCTGATGCTTCACAAGGTTTAGACCCTGCTATCTTGCAGAACGTGACTGCTGCTGCGGTTGCCTCTATGCAACAAGCTGGCGCAGGTAAGATTGAACTGATGGCTCGAATCTTTGCTGAGACAGGCGTTAAGTCTTTGTTCCAAGGTATCTTGCACCTGCTCTGTAAGTACCAAGACAAGGCTCGTGTAGTGCGTATGCGTGGTGAATTCGTAGAGTTTGACCCTAGAACATGGGCTAACCAATACGATGTTTCTATCAACGTGGGTCTGGGCGCAGGGAATCGTCAAGAGCAGATGGCTATGTTGTCGATGGTTCTTGCTAAACAAGAGCAGTTGATTGCTCAGTACGGCCCTGCTAATCCTTACGTTTCACCTGCTCAGTATCGTGGCACATTAGGACGCATGGTAGAGATTGCTGGCTTTAAAGATAGTGCTGAGTTCTACAAAGCGATTACGCCAGAGCAAGACCAGATGCTTTCTAATCCTCCTCCACAAGAGCAGCAGATGCCTCCAGAAGTTCAAGCAATCATGGCTAGGACTCAAGCTGAGATACAGGCTAACCAAGCCAAAGCACAAGCTGACATTCAGTTGAAGCAACAGCAACAACAGATTGACATGGAGATGGCACAACAAAAGGCTGTTCTTGAAATGCAGATGATGCGTGAGAAGGAAGCTGCTAAGTTGCAATTAGAGCGTGAGAAACAACAGGCTTACTTTGCTATGAAGCAACAAGAGTTTGAAGCAGAAGCCCAATTGAAAGCAATGAAAATTGGTGCTGGCATTACATCTAACGTAGAGATTAGGGGTTAATCATGGCTACAGCACCAGTTTATTACACAGACCAGTTGGTCAAAGAATACATTGATAGAGAGTTCAAAGGCTTAACTGGCGATGCACTTTATACGGCTGTAGCAAATGAAGCTGCAAAGCAGGGCGTTCCAGCAGAGCAAATTGGGCGTGTGCTTGGCTTTAATGTGGCTGATGTTAATAAATACGCAACTAACATTGGTAAGCCACTTGTTGCAGAACAGAAGGCACTTGATACTGTTATTGATTATGCCTATAACACTCAGTTTGGTAGAGATGCTACTGCTAAAGAAAAGACTGAAGCTGTTAACTATCTAACTGGTGGTGGTACTTTTACTAACCAACAAAACTCTGTTCGTGGTACTGGAATTCTTAACCAAAGTTTAGAAGGCTATAACTACGACACACAAAGCATTATTTCTGGCTATCGTAGCGCACTAGGCAGAAACCCTACTCAGACAGAATATGTTTCTGCAATGGCTAATTTGGGTTACAACCCATACGATGCTACTGTGCTTGGTGAGGCTGGTAAGTTATCGGCTAATGTTGCTGCGCTAGAGAGTGACCCATTTGCAGGGCGGTACGCCAATGTAAACCCCTATGGTGTGTATGACCCTACGACACAGACTTACAAACTAGATACAACATTGCCAAACATTTCTCAGAATGTCCAAGGTAACAGCGTTCAGTTTATTAGCCCTGTTACGCAACAACCTATTGTTACATCATTTGAGAATGGTAAGTTAGTTGTTAAAGAAGGCGTAAATACGCTAACTGGTGAGCAAGCACAAGCAGCCATAAATCTGGCTTTGGGTACTGGTGCGTTAACTGGTACTGAGTATAAAAACCTAACTGGTGCATTGGCTAACGCTAAGTCAATGGACGATGTTTATAAAGCATTTGGTACACCACAAGCAGTAGCAGCGTTAGACCCTAACTATGGTTTCCAATTGGGCGTGGGTAAGACATTACAACAAGCACAGGCAAACTCTACTGGTGTTCAAGCCTTGGTAGATAAGATAGCTGCTGAGAATGGCGGTAGATTACCTGCTAACTTCTCTGTGGCTAACTTGGCTCAAACAGCTAATGTTCCTTTCCAGTTTGGTCAAGATGTTTACAACAAAGCATATGCGACTGATGCTGGTCAAAAAATTAACACATTAGCTAAAGCACCAACATCTCCATTTAACTTTAACCCTGCTAACGTCTATCAAGCACCGATAGTTGCAGGTCAGATGCGTGAGTTGTTCCCTGCGTTTGGCGAATCTAAGCGTTTAGCGCAAGGTTTAATAAATCAGCGTCCTACGACTCAAAGCATTGTTAACATGATTCAAGGTTTGCCAGCAGATAACACTCTTGGACTAAACACCATGCAAAAGAATGTAGTTGGTGCGCCTACTTCATTGAATAATGTCTTAGGCTTAATTGCTAAGTGAGAACAGAATGAACTATCAAGAACTGGTTAGTTTAGTTGGTGGAAGTAATCCAAAGGCTGCCTCATATCAGGACATTGTTTCTGGCATCCAGAGCCAGTATCGTCCACAGACGCAGTTTGCACCTACCACTTCATTGTTAGACACAATTGGTACGCAGTTGCCAGAGCAACCAAGAATTGCTTATGGCTCATTGTTACAGGCACAACCAAGAGTTCTGCCCACACCAATGACACCAGTTAAGAATGTAGATGCAGCAGCAAGCCTAGATTCTGGACAAATCAATCTTGGAAACCTAGATACAGGCAAGATTACTGGTAACACAGCCATTGATAACACTCTGGTTTATAACAATGACTTCACTAAAAATATTGGTGGAACTACTGGAACTACTGGTTCTACTGGTTTAGGCAATACTACTTCTGCTGTTGGTGCTGTTACGGCTGGTCTTGGAGTTTTGGCTGGTAATTCAGACTTAGCTAAAACTGGCGCATTAGTTAACATTGGTGGACAGTTATTAAATGCCAATAGCGCAGAAGATGTATTTAGAACTCTTGGAAATGTTGCGTTAAATTTAAGTGGCGCAGCAAATGCAGCAGGTACTGTTATTGGTGGTGCTACAGGTAATACTGCTTTATTGGCAAATAGCTTGCTTTCATTGACAAGCCCTCAATTATCAGCACTCAATAGCATCTCAAATGCTCTTACTGGTTATAACTTTGGCGACATTGTTACAGGCTTGGCTTATGCGCCAGAGGGTTCTGTTGAGCAATATGGCATTTTGGGTGCTTCTAATATTGGAAACTTTATTAACAACTCAGGGCCGAATAGAACTACACCTATGTATTCACAAGCAGAGATTGACCAGCGAACACTAGAGGTTCTTGCTGATATGGGTGATACAGAAGCTGCTGCCACATTGAGAAATCAATCTAACACTAGAACTGGATTTGACGCATTGGGTGATTATCGAACTGGTCGTGGCGCAAGTTACTTTAATTTATTTACCCCTATTGGTGGTACAGCAAAGCCTACAGACGATTTAACATCAGGAATTAGCCTAATATGAACGACAAAGCAGTTTTGGCTCAATGGGCTAAAAACTTACTAAATGATGACTTTTTCAAAGAAGTTATAGATAACTTGAAAAAAGAACAGATTAGTGTGATAATTAACACAAGTGCAGAAGAATGTGATAGGCGTGAAGACGC